ATAAGCCACTTGTCCCTGTTAATATGGCAATCATTGACGAAAATGGGGCAATCGAAACGCAAACGCAAGAAGAAAACGCGCCAATACCGGGCCAACCCGGAAGCGGCGGAAAAAAACAAGACGATGGAACACCGCAAGCACAGTCAGCAGCCTAACGAAACAGAAGGCGCTATTGAGCGCAGATTTGCCCCGGCAGGTCTTGAAATTCGCAGCAATGAAGAAAGCCAAACGGCTACGCTTCGCGGCTACGCGCTACGCTTTGGCGTTCCTTATGATATGGGTTGGTTTACTGAAGAAGTAGCCAGCACAGCCCTACAAAACGCAAACATGCAAGATGTTCGGGTATTGCTTAATCACGACCCAAACAATATTTTGGGACGCACTTCTGCAAATACCGCCCGCGTTGGCGTGGACAATGTAGGCATGTGGTATGAAGTGGATTTGCCAGACAGCCCAAACGGGCAAAATGCCCGCGTAGCGGTTCAGCGTGGCGACATAACGCAAAGTTCGTGGGGGTTTTCGCTTCGCAAAGATTCTACGGGCCGCCGCACTGGGGACAAGTGGGAAATGCGGGACGGTAAAGAACACCGGATTTTGACGGATGTGGACGTTGTGTTTGATGCGTCCCCCGTTGTTTACCCGGCAAACCCAGATACCACTATTGCAAAGCGCAGCCGTGACATGGCAAGGGCCGAAAAAAGAGATGACGGCGAAGATATGGGCGAAGGTGAAGATATGGGCGAAAGTGAAGGAACAATGTCTGAATCCGGTAGCGCAAACGCATCACAATGGACAGTAGCGTGGATGGTTTCAGAAGTTGCATCTGCTACATATTGGTGGAATGAGACTATCTCTATGCTAAACTCGTGTATTTCAAACTACACATACAATGCAAATGAAGGATCGTCTGAATCGCTGGTTTTTGACACGCTGAAAAAGTCTTGTGTAGATGCAAAGTCCGCAATAGTGGCGATGATGGACGCGCACATTGACGCGCTCAAAGAATTGAATGCATCTGAAAACAGAAGCGTTGAAAACAAGGAACAGGAAACAAACACACAATACATTGCCGAACTGGAGCAATTCGAGCGTCGGCGAATGCAATTTCTCTTAAATTAAAAAATAAAGGCAATGACAGTTATTCAACTGCAAGAACAACGAAACGCGGCATGGAAAGCATATATAGCCCTTGCCGAAAAGCGCGGAGAAGATGGCAAGTTTGCCGACCCGACAGAAGCCGCATCGTATCGAAAGGCCGGAGACGACTTTGACTCCTTTGAGGAAAGGATCATTGAGGCCAGAAAGGATGAGGATCGCCAAAGACGAATGGCAGAGGCTATCAACAACCAGGAGCACGAAGACCGCAATCGTAAAACTAAAGCCGAGGTTGACGAAAAGCGAATGTCTTATGATGCCGTGTATGGCCGATGGCTGACCCGTGGCCAGAATGCGCCAATGGCTCCAGATGAGCAACGTGTACTCGAAACGCGCGGCACAAATACGCAAATCGTAACCACAAACTCACTCGGCGGATACCTTGTGCCTGAATCATTCTCTAACGAACTTGAGGTAATGGGCCTTTGGTCTGGCGGAATGATGGAAGGTTGCCGTATTTACGATGACACCATCGGAGGTACTTTGCCTTGGCCAACTGCCGATGATACCGCAACTTCTGGCGAGACTGTTGGGCAGGGTGTTGCCGCAAACGTATCCGACTTGACCATTGGTAATGTACTTTTCTCGGACTACACCATTGACTCGAAAATTATAAAGGTTGCCAGGGAGTTGATTCGAGATGAGCGTGTTGGGCTGTTGCGAACGGTGCTCGCTGAACTTTTGGCGGAACGCTTGAGCCGCAAAAATAATACTGTGCTTACTAACGGCACTGGTACAAGTGAGCCTTATGGCTTAACGGTTGCATCTACTAGTATCGGCCTTACATCGGCATCCGCCACTGCAATCACTGGCGCAGAGTTGGTGAATATGCTTTACAGCGTTGACAAATACTACTCCGCTGGCAAAAAAGAGGCATGGATGATGCACCGAACAACCTTGGCATATCTACGAACCCTTGATTTCACCACAAACACGACGCACCTTTTTGCGGATCGCGTAATCGCTGGCGAGCCTGAAATGCTGCTTGGCTATCCAGTTATTATCAATAATGATTTACCCGCAACATCTGGCGGCCTTCCTGTTGCCGCAACGAAACACATCTACTTTGGAGATTTTTCAAAGTATGTGATTCGTAGAATTGGCGGTGTTACAATTGACAGAAACGACTCTGTTTACTGGACAAGTCGGACTGCTGGCTTTATGGGATGGATGTCTATTGACGGCAATCTGTTGAATCAGAACGCTATCAAGGCGCTCAAAACACACGCGTAGTCATGAAAATTAGGGCGACAGTCACCAAAGGCGAATTTAAGGCAGGCGTTGAGTACAACCTGCCTGACGAAGAAGCAATGGCCGCTATCATGGCGGGCAATGCCGAGCCTTTGGTGGCTGCCAGCCTTGCTTTTGAGCGGGAAAAATCAGTTTCACCACAGCACCAAACCCGATGGCTTACAAGGTAACAGTAGCCCCCGCAACGGAGCCTTTCACAAAGGCTTTTGTAAAGACGTGGCTAAAAATACCCGCGTCTGTCACGGCTGAAGACGCTATTGTGGATGAACTGATAATTTCTGCACGGTCGTGGGCGGAACATGGCACGGGCCGTGCGCTTATGACCCAAACCATTGAGGAGTATTTTGATTGTTGGCCCGTTTGTGGCGTTCGTCTTTCGGTTGCCCCAATTCAGAGTATTACCTCAATACAGTATCTAAGCGGTGGAAGTTATGTGACTTGGAACGCGGCTAATTACAACACGGATTTAATTAGCGAGCCGTGCCGAATCACGCTGAAAAACACCGGGCAAATACCTAGTTACGACGCGGCTACCGTAAACGTTATCAAAGTGACGTATGTGGCTGGCGCGACAGCGACAACGGCGATACCGCGTGTTACGATGCAGTCAATGTTGCAAAAAATTGCTTTCATGTATGAAAACAGAGAGGACATACCGCTTGGCGGTGGTAACGCAGCACGACAAAGGTCAGCGGATGCGCTTTTGTCAGCCCAAAGGATGTTATAAATCATGGGTGCTCTATCAAAACTACTCCCTGACATCGGGGCAATGGATCAACTCATTAGCATTAAGCAGTACAGTAGTGCCGCCGACGCAACAGGAGACTACCCTGAAACAGGCTCCTATTTAGCAGAAGACATTTGGGCTAATGTTGCATATACGGCACAGTCAGACGAGGGAATGAGGGGTGAAGACCAACAAATAGTAGCCTGGAATAGAGTTAAGTTCACCTTTCGAGACTTTTGGACGATTACAAACCGAATGCGTGTTGTTTTTGAAGAGGAAGAGTACGACATCTTGAACATAAACAGGCTCGGACGTAGCCGATTTGTAGTAATTGAAGCCGAAAAACGCGACAACTTAACCTAAAAATGAATGCAGTCGGAGCCGTTCGGCAAATAATTATTGACGCTGTCGGTGAAGAAAGTTTTGCCGTGTATCCGACTGTTGCCAGGCAGGAAAAAACGTACCCATTGGTGCGGATGATGATTGGAGACTCAAAACCAAATGATTCAAAGACGCATACAAGTCCGATTGATAATGTGCAGATAGTGGCGGATATTTTCGCTAACACATACAACGCGGCTCAACAAATTGACACGATTATAAGGGATGCAATAGACGGTTTTTCAGGCGGGGTTACAACATCCGATGCTGCCGTTCATTACATTGACGCAATCCGTTTTTTGAACAGAAGAGACGATTTCGACGAAGAAAACAAGTTGTTTGTCCGGCAGTGTGTGTATGATGTGAGGTATTACCGAGAGTTGCCGCCTTTGCCGATGGGGACACCGTTTCAGTTACAGTCTACGGCTTGGCCAATGTGGAATAATGATGCAGACGCGAAGGCGGGCGGAACAGACGAAAGAGGGAATGTATTTGCGGCGTTGCAGGTAGGTAATTGGTATTTGACCGGGCCTGATTGCGACTTCGCGCCATACGGAACCATAAAAGTGATAATGCAATGACACCCGAACAGCAAATACAGGACGCGGTAAACAAACTGCAAAAATGCGGCAAACTGTTCTACGAAAATAGGCAGCGCGTGGCGGCTTTGGGTGGTGCGTTCGCAAGTGCGGCGGCTGAATCGGCAGCGCCAAAGAGCCGAAAGGTTCACTTCCGTTATAATACGGCAAAACTTACGAAAAAAATACGCGCCCCAAAGGGCAGCGGCAAGATAGTGGCGACATATACGCCTGGTAACCTTGGCAGATCAATCAATGTGCTGAAATTCAACCGGGCAAAATCAAAGGTGTTTGTAGGGGCAAAACTTGCAAGGACTACGACCGGAAATTTTAGCGGTAGGCGGGTGGATGGTTACTATATGCACTTCACCGAAAAAGGGACAAAGAAGATTCAGGGTAGCGGGTGGTTTTTAAAGTCATGGGAACGCAGCAAAGGCCGCGTGTTAGGCATAATGAAACAAGAATTTGAACGCCTTGGCAGGCAATTCGAGCAACAAAACACAATTCGATGAAAGTCAAGTTATTGAAGCCGAAAACGATACAGGGGCAAACATACCCGGCAAATTGTGTGATTGGCGTATCACAGCCAGAGGCGGAAGCGTGGATTGCTGATAAGTCCGCTATCGATGTACCCGATGGCACAATGGCAAGAAAGGCTGCCTACGGCGTTATAGGGTGTATGCCGCCTGATGGGTTTTCTGATGCTATAAAGGTTGACAATACCCCAAAAAGTAGCCTTAGAGATGCTTTAGCGCAAATGCACAAACAAAAAACAAACACTTTAAAAAAATAAATCATGGCAACTATTGGGGTAGTAAATTCCAAGTTGATGAAATTCAAGTTTGCGGGCGTGGAAATCACATGCCAAACCAACGCAGACCTAAAAGTAACGAACGGGACGCGCCAAACCACGTGTAAAGACTCTGGCCAATGGGAGGAGTTTCTGTACGGGCAAACGAACTGGACAATGTCCGGCGACCTGCTATTCTCATACGATGCCACAAAGGGGCATGAGGATATTTACGACGTTGCCGTTGGCCAGACGATGGCCTCTTTGGTTTATGGAACAGGCGTGACTGGCGATGTGCATTGGAGCGGCACTGCTGTAGTGACTGAATGGTCTTTGTCCAGCCCAGGCCAAAACGAGAACGTAACAGGTGCTTACTCTTTCCAAGGTAGCGGCGCATTGGTCAAATTTACTCTGTAATGGTAGAATACGTCAAACTAGGCGGCAAAGACCGACCACTATTGTACGGAAGTGCGGCTTTCAAGATGCTGAAGCAGCGCAACAAAATGGGTTTTCGAGCATTCCTTGACGAACTTTCGACGGGCGAAACCGACGTTATCAGCGACATAACATACTGCGCTTTGCGCGTGGGCGAACGCGCCGAAAAGTTGCCGCCTTCGGATGATTACGAAGACGAAATGGATGTTGCGACATGGATAGACCTATACCCCGGTGGGGTGGCCGCATTCATGCAAAAACTCGTTGATTCACTTCCAAAGCCACAGGCCGGGGAGGGCGAAGTTGAGCCGGGGGAAGCGCAAGCGACTGGGACTGGGACGAACTCGAAATCAACGCAGGAAGGTTAGGTTGGTCGCAGGATCAGTTTGATTTCGCAGAACCTCGCTACCTGTTTAATGCCATTCGCGGCAAGCAGCGCGAAAGCATGGAGCAGTCCAGACTCATAGGCTATTACGCCTCAATGGTGCATTCAACAAAAGGGCTTAGGATTACAGACTTTGGCAAATTCCCTTGGGAAACAGAGCAAGAGTACGCGGTAAAATTCGCGCCCGTTGACAAAGACGCATTCGATAGAATAGCAAATTTTCAGTTTCCAAGCAGCAATTAAATGGCCACAGTAGCATCTCTAAACGTTTCCATCGGGGCGAGTATCGCCGAACTCCAAAAGGGGTTGAAGGCTGCCGAGCGGGAACTTCGCAGGAGTGGGCAGAAGTTGTCGTCTATTGGCGCGGAAATAAGCACAGGGCTTTCTATTCCGTTGGGGTTGGCGGGGGCAGGGGCGATAAAAGCGGCGGGGGATATGGAAAGCCTTACACTTGCGCTTGAATCGCAATTAGGCAGCGCGGAAGCGGCTAGGAAGGAGTTTGAGTTATTGAACGATGCCGCTAAAAAGCCAGGTCTTGGTGTAGAGCAGGCGGTTGCCGGGTCAATACGATTGCAGGGTGTAAAGTTTTCGGCAGAAGAGGCAAGGAAGGTTTTGGTTGAGATGGGCAACGCTATTGCCCGCACAGGCGGAACGGCTGAAAACTTGGACAGCGTTACAAAACAATTCGCTCAAATGGCCTCAAAGGGCCGTGTGCTACAGGAAGATATTTCTGTTTTATCCGAAAACATGCCAGCTTTATCCGGGCTTATGGAAAAGGCTTTCGGGACGACAAATGTCGAGGCAATCCGGGCGATGGGGGTTGGTGGTAAAGAATTTGTACTCGAAATCACAAAGGCTGCTGAGGCTTTGCCGCGTGTGAGTGGTGGCATAAAGAACGATATTGGAAACGCGATGGACAGCCTAAAGCAAAGCGCGGCGACAGTCGGGCTTGCTATAAATAACGCCTTTGACGTTACGGGCGGCATAGACAAATTTGCCGGGTTTTTACGCTCGCTTGCGGACGGATTCACAAGCCTAAACCCGACTGTTCAAAAAGTTATTCTTGGCCTTGCTGGCTTTGCTATCGCCATCGGCCCCGTCCTAAAAATGGTTGGGGCTGTCCAGTTATTGCGCTCGCAGGCGGTTTCAGCATTTGAGGGCATTGTTGCCGGGGCGCGGGCTTTGGCGGGTGGCGTTCTCAATGCCGCAAAGGCATTCCAAGCCCTTAGCGTCGCACAAAAAGCAACCGTTATCGGCCTTGCGCTCGCAGCCGTTACTGCCCTTTATTTTGCATACGAAGACTACGCGAATAGCCTGACAGATGCAGAGGCCGCGCAGAAGTCAGTCAATGACGTGACAAAGGCGGCGGCGGCGTCCGTAGATGTTGAAAAAGCGAAGATTGGTACTTTGGTCGAGGTGTTGGAAGACAATACGCGAAGCCTAGACGACAAGAAAGGGGCACTCGAAAAACTAAAAGCCATAAGCCCCGGATACTTTGGGGATTTGGATATTGAAAACGGCAAGATCATTGGCTTGACTGGCGCGGTTGATGCTTATGTGCGCTCTTTGGAGCGTTCGGCTATTGTCAAGCAAGCCACAGAGGAACTCGCAAAACAAAGCGAGATTTTGCGAAATATTGGCGAAAGTGGAGCACCTACGGTATTGCAGCAAACCGGGAACGCTTTAAAAGCAATCGGCACGAATCTGATTGGCGGTATTGCAACGATTGGCAATACAAAAGACAGATTTGACGAATTAAACCAAGCGACACAGGCTTTTAATCAGGCAGATATTAAGTCGGCAACAGAGGCAAAAATTGAGAGTCTTCGCAACCTCATAAAAGAGAACATCGACCTGACTGAAACCGAGAA